ACTTACATTGTTATGTGATGAATCTGCAAAGGTTGATAATTCTGAAATGCAACACGAAATCTTGGAACTTTCTGAGATTATTCAAGAGTATGCTGAAAGGAGGCAAAGGTCAGATGAACGACGGAAAAAATGAGATTTGAAAACCCAACAAGATGGGAACTCTTTCTTGATGGTTTCCGCAACATCCTGTATATTCTTGACTGTTATAATGACGGTGATGAATGGGGATATGGTGAGTTCTGGGAGAGTTTGAGTATTGGTTGGTTCCAGGAATACATCTATCCTTATGATGACCCATACCATCTAAAGATTAGTCCAGAACGCAAGTTAAGATTAGCAGAAGAACTACCAAAATTTCTTGTTTCTGAAGAAGAATATGATGAACTTGTGCAAAGAATAAATGAACCACCAAAGTTTAATCAAAAACTTTATGATTTGATGTCCAAAAAAGCACCTTGGGAAGAATGACTGATAAATCCAAAATCTTCTATAACATCTGGTGCAACGCCTACCAACGACGAACACTATATAAAGGAACTGATAGGGAACAAAGAGAACACGAAACTGTACGGATGTGTTTAGATATGAAAGATGTGAAGTTCTATCAGTTTGATTCCGAAAGACCGAACTATCTACAATGACCTGGACAGAATACATTTTTCAACATCTTATTCCTACAGGACTTCGTTCTTTTAGGGATAACTTTCGTATGTGGAGAGATTTGATTACTTCAAACTATGAGGGATACGCTTTACTTGAAGATGATGATCCTTACGAGCAGTGCTATGAATGGTTCTGGACTTCTATCAACTTAGATGAAACTTATCCCAAGGAGTTTCTTGAGCATCTGAAGCAAATGGTAGATGATATTGACAGTGGCAAGGTTAAGACCTATACTCTTGAAGAAGTTATGGAGGAGTTGAAAAGTGGGGATGTTTGATAATATTCGTTCATCCTATAACTTAGGAGAACACTTTACTAATACTCGGTGCCAAACAAAAGACATTGAGGATGGTATTGGTGGCACAATGTCAGATTATTGGATTGCTCCAGATGGTAATTTGTATCTGATTGATTATTCCCACACTGCCGACTTCATAGAACTTAAGGAAGGTGATGAAGGATATAATGATGAGAGACTATTTCTAAACTTTCGGTGGATTCCTAATGGAACTCATGGTAAAGTAACACCATATCTACTAACCAAATATATTGAAATCTACCCAGAACAATGGGAAGGAGAGTGGGAAGATTGGCCTCGATTAAAATTACACTTCCGTTATGGAGTATTGCAAGATTATGAAACTCTTTAAGGATTTACTATTACAAAAGACAACTCTTTCTGCTCCAAGTGAATACAAATGCCAATATTGTGATATAACTAAACCATTGAATGGTGATAACTTTCAAGTTGTCAAAAAGTTCAAGCATGGATACTCTACTGTATGCAACGAATGTAACAAACCAAAACCAAAGGAGTAAGTTATGAATACTTCAGCAGATTTCCCTTTTGCAACATTTCCCATTCGATTAGAGTTTAAGGAAGGAAAGCAATCAAGAGTTTGTTACTTCCAAGATAAAACACATCTCAATAAATATCTCATCCGTCATAAAATCAACAAGAAAACTGCTGACATTCGATACAATGAAGAAACCTAAAAACTGGTGGTATGTGTGGAGCAAATCTCTTGGAGAGAAAGCATCATCGTGCAATAAAACATCCGATAAGGTTGCTATTGTTCGTAGTATTATCTTTGCAACTTATCTGATTACTAACTGCTTTATCGTTGCTGGTGTGATTCGTCAGTGGAATCGAAAGACCGAAGTTTATATTCAAGTAGAATCTGAGAGTGTTGTTCCCTATGTGACATCATTCGATCGTAAAGTAAATAGAACTCTAGAGTTTGAATAAAAGTTACTCACCTCCAAAGTGTTCCTATAGTGTAAGCACAACAATCTTATGAACGACGATCTCTGGTCTGAAATCCAAGATGCTCCTGGTGAAATCTTTGACATTCCTGAAATGAAAGGATGGAATGATAATGATGTTGAGATTGATGATCTCTCATTTGCCGAAAACTTCAATACCGAATTTGACTTTTGATTATGAATCCTGATACTTACACTTTCACTGGTGATGCTACCACCTTCCTTGGTTTGGTTGGTGTTGTTTCGGCAGGTATTATTATTGTTACTGCCTTCCGTCGTTTCTTCAACTCTCCTTACAATGTTCGTTATGTAAAACCAAATGTCCCTTCCACCGATAGTAACGGAAGCGATAGTGCTGATTGCACTTGAACTTTGGTTAATTTTATTCCTCGCATCTCTCAATCAAAATGACTGACACTGTTAATGTTCTCCCCCACATCTTTGAACTTCGTGATGCTTGGAGGAAGCAAGATTTCAAATACACTAAAGAGCAGCAGGAAAAATACGATCTCTTGATTGCTGCTCGACGTGAAAGGGTTAAGTATTTTTATGATAATGATATGGTTTGCAAAATCAGTAAATCTGCACAAGATAAACTAAAGGAAGATTGATGCTAGGGTGGTCGGTTCGCATACTGACCACCCCCTCTTGCATAAATACCTGAAAGGGTTTATAGTAGAGAGATGAAGACGTTTTCTCAGTTTATGACTGAAGCATACGATGCTGAAGTTATGTCACGCAGTCAAATTAAAAAGACTGGCGAAGGTGGAAGAATTGGTGCTGAACGTAAGAAAACTGCACCCGAAAAACGTCGCATGAAAGCAGTCGGCGGTGGAAAGATGGCACCCGCAAAGGATTATAAACCCCGCAAAGATATTGGAACACAGAGACAAGCATCCACGAGAGTTCAGCAACCAGAACAAGAACGTGGATCTGCTAGAGAGAGACAACTAGCAGCAGCAAAGGAAGAAAGAAGAAAAGCAGCACAAGCAAGAATTGCAGCAAAGAAAGCAGGGCAAAAACCTGAAGCATCTAAAACTACATCAAAAGCAGCAGAGAAAACTGCAACTCAACTTCTTGCTAAGAAGAAAGCAGCAGCAAAACCTGCAGAAGCAAAACCACGAAGAAAGTGGGAACATGAAGGTGGTGGTGGAATGACACGTCAGGAAAGAGATAAAGCACGAAATAAAGAGAAAACAGCAGCAGCACAAAAGACTAAGAAATCTTCTGGTGAGATTCTCTCACAAATGCGTAAAGAGTATGAATCAGGTGGTGGAAAGTGGAGCAATGCTGTTGCAGTTAGAATGAGAGCAAAGGCAAAAGCAGCAGCAAAAGCATCGGGCAATTAAAGTTACTCACCTCTAAAGTGTCACTATAGTATAACGTCAGACCCCTCTAGAATCCCCTACAACACCATGAAAAAGGTGAAAGTGTCTGTTAGCACTCTTGAGACCTTAATTGAAGGTTTGCAGTGTGCTGTCAATGTGTGCTATAATGCTGATAGCAGAGAACAAGAACCTGAGAAATCTTATCCTTATGCAGTAGGATTTTCAGAATCTACGATGAAGTGGATCATTAAAGATCTACAACGACTGAAAGAAGACTGCAATTAAAGTTACTCACCTTGAAAGTGTACTTATAGTATGAGCAACAACATTATGAACATTCAACTTCGTCCTCATCAAGAACGTGGTGTTGCTGCTATGCAGAAGCACAACAAAGGTCAGATTATTGTGCCTACTGGTGGTGGCAAAACTCTGAAGATGATCTACGATGCTCTTCGGCAGTTGCAATCTGAAACTCCCCAGACCATTGTTGTTGTTGCTCCGCGCATTCTGCTTGCTGAGCAACTGTCTTCTGAGTTTCTTGAGTTTATTACGACTGCTGCTGTTCTGCACGTTCATAGTGGTGAGACTCATCACCAGAGCACTACCAAACCTTCTGAGATCTACAACTGGTCCCGCCGTGCCTACAAGCACCAACTGATCTTCACTACCTACAACTCCCTGAATCGTCTTCAGGCAGCAGAGATTGATGTGGATACCATCTACTTTGATGAGGCACATAACTCGGTTCAACGTCACTTTTTCCCTGCAACTGAGCACTTTGCTGCTAATGCAAATCGTTGCTACTTCTTCACTGCAACTCCCAAACATTCTCTGGCAGTTGGCAAACCTGGGATGAATGATGCTGCAGTTTATGGTCAGGTCATCTGCAAAGTTCCTGCTCCTGAGTTGGTTGAAGGTGGTTACATTGTGCCCCCTAAAGTTGTTGTCAAGCAACTTGCTATGGTAACTGGTAAGCAGACCAACTTCGATCGAGATTCTGAGAATCTGCTGGAAACGATTGACGAGAACAATGTCGGTAAGATTCTGATCTGTGCTAAGGCAACCAAGCAAATCGTCTCCCTGGTGACTGAAACTGATTTCTGTTTCCAGTTGGAATGTCGCGGTTATTCTTGGATGTATATTACTGCCAAGACGGGTGCAGTTATTGATGGCAAGAAGGTCAACCGTGAGGTATTCTTCGATACCCTAAGTGCATGGGGCAAGGATAACTCTAAGAAGTTTGTGGTTCTGCACCACTCCATCCTGGCAGAAGGTATCAACGTGTCGGGTTTGGAAGCAGTGCTTTTCCTCCGCAACATGGACTTCATTGGTATCTCCCAAACCATCGGACGTTGCATTCGTTTGCATCACGATGATGCTCAAGGTATGCGCGATGGACGTATCGAACCTGGCAACCTGGCACAGTATAGCAAATCGTTCGGTCTTGTGTGTGTTCCAGTGTACTCCAAGGTTGGTATTGCTACCGCTCGCGCAGTTCAGTCTGTTGTTGATACAATCTTT